TTCTAATATTTAAACCAATAGCAGCCTTAGTAGCATACGGTGCTATTGCATATGGTGCTTGGACAATATATAAGTCAGAATAATCAAGATGCAACAAATTGTAACAATCACCTAAAAACGGTTGCTTATCTGCTGTAATGTGTTTAAATACTAATAGTTCCAGGAGAATTATATATGAAATATATTACAGCAGCATTAGCGGCTTTATTCCCACTTGTCCTATCAGCACAAACATACACTAACGAAGTAGCAGATATCATCAACGATAATTGTGTAGTGTGTCATCGCGCTGGTGGTATTGGGCCAATGAGCTTTGAAACATACGAGCAAGTACGCCCTTGGGCACCATTAATATCACTTAAAGTAATGAAAAGAGAAATGCCGCCATATGCGTATGACCATGGCATTGGAATTCAAGACCTACAAGGTGATTGGCGCTTATCACAAAAAGATATAGACACAGTGGTTGAGTGGGTAGATAACGGAGCAAGTTATGGAGATCCAGACAGAGTAGTACAGCCGGCAAATTTACGTGATCCAGAAGCATGGAACTTTGAAGGAGACTTTGGCGCACCGGACACAATTATTGCAAGCGTAGCAATAGATATTCCTGCAAGCGGCAACGACTTGTGGCATAAGCACAATGTTCCAACAGGACTAAGTGAAGACCGTTGTATTAAAGCAGTACAAGTTAAACCACGAGGCAATGCCAAATCAGTAGTACACCATGCCAACTCAAGTATTATAACTGAGGGAGGCAGACAAGGTATGCTAACTGAGTATGCTATGGGAAAGTGGGGAGAGATAGTTCCAGAAGGAGTATGCAGAACTATCCCAGCAAACGCAGAAGTAGCATGGGACATTCATATGTTCCCCGGTGGTCTTGGAGCAATGGCACCAGGATCAGTTATTCGAGACAACGTGGTAGAGATTGGTCTTTGGTTATACACCGAAGAGGAAAGCCAAGAATTGAAATACAAACAAGACTTGAGTTTATATCGCCTAGGAGACCAGGACGATATTACTATCCCACCCAACGGCTATTACATGACACAAGGCTTCCACAGTTTTGATCATCCAGTTAGACTAGATAGTTTCCAACCACACGGACACTTGCGTATGAACGCAGCAAGTTTGGAAATATTCTATCCAGAGACAGGACGCACAGAACAGATTAGCCAAGTAAGCAATTGGAGTGCAACATGGCATCACAGTCATTTGTACGATCCAGACGTAGCACCACTTTTACCAGCAGGAGCAGTTATTGTTCTAAAGCAATGGTATGACAACACAGCAGAAAATCCAAATAATCCAGATCCAGATATGTGGGTAATGGGCGGTTCAAGAACAGGTGACGAAATGACTCACGCTTGGCTTGCTATTACACACTTAAACGAAGAAGGATACAATAAACTAAAAGAGGAAAGAGATGAAAAATTTAATATTGCTAGTAAGTAGTATTATTATAACAGGATGCACTAGTTCAGGTTACAATGGCCCGCATGATTTTAATTGGAACCCTGAACGAGTAGTCTGGGAGCAAAATATTAGAAACTGTAGGAGTGCGGACGTTTGTAGAGCAGAAACACTGTTTAGACGATGAAAGTTAAACTATAGTTTACCAATAGGCGCAGAACTACTAGCAGTCATATTCCACTTTTGCTTTTGTTCTACGCCTTTCTTTTGAGCAAATTTCTTACTATCGCAGTTCTTACATACGTGAAAGTAGGAATTACTTAGGCGTTTAGGATCCATACTACCTCTAGCACGTTCAAACTCTTGATCACAATTATCACATCTAAATACACAATAGGTTACTTCGCGTGTGTAAGTGTGTTCCTTGCCTGTTTTGCTAGTACGAACATGCCGGGTCTGCTTTTTATATTCTCTCATAAACATAAGTATATTTACATTAAGATTACAAAATTAAATAATAAATACTATCATAAGAAGGATTATTCAATGACAATTTGTACACTATCTGACACTGCAAAGAAACAAATCGACACAATTTGTGAAGAAAATGAGTGCTATGCAGTAACACTTAACCTAAAAGGCGGCGGGTGTGCAGGGTTTGAATACGAATGGGGGACATTAGCAACTCCAGAAGAGGTAGAGGCTAACGACATAGTCCTAAAAACAGACACAAACTGCACTTTTGTAATAGGTGCAGCAAGTATGATGTTCCTTGTAGGAACAGAAATAAATTATAAAAAAGATATCATGGGTTCAATGTTTGAAATCATTAACCCTAACGCAAAATCAGCGTGTGGGTGCGGCATAAGTGTAAACTTTGACGTAGACAAATTAGCAATTCCAGCAATATAATAACGGAGCAAGACAAATGGCAAAGCAAGGTATAGACATTGGCATCGAAGGTAATGACGGCACAGGCGATAGTATTCGCGAGTCGTTTCGTAAAGTAAACGAAAACTTTCAAGAGCTATATGCAGTATTTGGTATCGGCGGACAAATATCGTTTACTGATCTTAATGATACTCCAAACACGTACGAAGGCAACGAAAACAAAGTTCCGTTAGTTAAGTCAGATGGTAGTGGAATTAACTTACTTGAACTTGCTTCAGACAATAGTCTAGACGGCACTCCAGATACTATCGGGTTTGACTTTACCGTTGACGGCAAAGTTATTATCAAGCAGCTTGTATCAAAAGTTTCAAATGACCCTGAGCCTATCTTAGGCGGTCCTATGGATGCAGCTACACAACCAATTGCTAACATAAGTGTTACACAGGCTGCAATTGATACCTTCAACTCAGTTCACGGAACAAACTTAACAACAGGCGCCCTTGTTATTGATAAGGCGTTCGCTGACAGAAACTATCAAGGTAAAGAAGTTGCTGGTGCCGGACTACGTCTAGGTGACGAACCATCTAGTGCCGCAAGTTATGTTCTAACTACTACTTCTACCAGTTTAGGAAATTTATCTATTACTGCTCATGGATTAAGTGAAGCGAATTCAGGCGCAGGATTTGTTTTTAGATCAACAGGAACTGATCCTTTTGGAGTAACTACAGGTAATACTTATTACATTAAAGTAGTTGACGCTGATAGTATTTCTCTTCACCCAACAGAACTAGATGCCATAAATGGAACAGCTAGAATATTGTTATCAGGCGGTAGCGGCACATTTTCAATTACTGATGCAGCATACGACAGTGATTTACAAGGTTACTGGTTAGACAATGTTGCTATGCCAAGAAAGAGTATTGTAAGACGCCAGGGCGATGACATGACAGGTGCTCTTAACTTGTTTGACCACCCAGGCGAACTGCGTGGCACAGGTTTACCAAATGGTCCAGATGACTTACAAGCAGCTACAAAACTATATGTTGATAATGCAGCAGCACAAAGTACCGTTAATATCTATGTAAGTACATCAGGCAACGACTTACAAACATTTACTCCAGACGGCAAAGAAGGCAGAGCTCCAGCGTATGCATATCGCACAATTAACGCAGCAGCACGTAAAGCAGAAGAAGTAATTATTGCTGCTCCGCCAGAGCCTGGACCGTATATGCAGACTATGACATACGCATCCGGCAGCACTGCTGCACAAACAAATACTGTTGGTATTACAAGCCCGATTGCCGATCGTGCAAATGCAAGAGCAATGATTGTTGCAAACAAAGAGTTTATTGCGAAAGAAGTTACAGGCTATATCGATGCAACATTCCCAGACTTTGCAGGAACATACAATTTAGAAATTTGTCAACGTGATGTACAATTTATCTTAGATAGTGTTAGTTTAGATGCACTACTAGGTAACAATGCCAACTATCTTTCACGTTGGGCTGGCATACGTTATTACTCAAATGTTAGTGCGCAAAAAGCAATTGGCTCACAGCGTGTAGAAACTATTGCAGGTATTACATATGCTAAAACACTAGTTACACAGTATATTTTAACAAATACTGCACCAGTAACTCTTTATCAAGATCGTGTACCACAAGTAACTAACTTACCGTTACCTGATAGTAGTGCTGATGAAACAATCGGCGCAAAAATGGATATTGTTCTTGACGTTATTAATAACGGTGTATTAGATGCTCCTCAAATTGTTGACGGTACTACTAATTATAAAATTAATGTTAACAACGGCGGACTTGGATTTATTAAACAAGCAAATCCAGAGAACACAGATATTATTCCAGGTAAGGTTGTACGTGGTAAGAACTCAGGCGCTATTGGACGTATTATCGACTACAAGTACGAAGCAGGTCCGAGAGCACCTAGTGTAGTAGGCACTGACGAAATTGAAGTGCAGCTATTAGAGCCAGTTGAATTTGTTCCTGGTGAAGAACTAGAGTATGGTAACTTTGTGCGCGAAACGCAGATTTCAATTAGAATTGAGTCTGGTATTTATGAAGAAGATTATCCGATTCGTATACCTGCAAACGTAAGTATTAAAGGTGATGAATTTAGACGTTGTATTATTCGTCCAAAGAAGCGTATTTCACAATCACGTTGGGCTAATACATTCTTTTATCGCGATGCAGAATTTGATAATTTGGTTTTAGGTGCATCGAGTATAGAATCTGTTAATTTTGATTCACAGTTAGATGCTTCAAGAACTCCAGGCACATACTCGGTAAGTTTATGGTCTAGTGATAAGCTAGGAACTGATGCAGAATTTGATATTACTGTTGGCTCCGATGGTGCTATTGCTAATATTGTTATTACAAATGCCGGAACTCAATTCCAAAAAGACGAGCGAGTAACTGTACTAGATGCTCAACTAGGAAGCGGCGGCGCCAATAGTATCACATTTACTATTGCAAGAGTTCCTAATGGTATCGAATATGTAAATCCTCTTACTGGCGCAGTAGATGGATACTTTGGTTATCATTACTTGAGACATCCAGCTATTTTAAAGAACACAGGCGCTGGTTATGAAAACGTAGGCAAGTGGAACACTAACGCACTTACATTAATTGATAACAAAGAATTCATTCAAGAGCAAGTTGTAAACTATATTGAAACAACGTTCCCTGCACTAGTTGGCTCTTACAGTAGAGCAAAATGTTTTAGAGATGTAGGTTTAATTGTTGATGCACTTGTAAAAGACTTCCGCAACGGTGGCAATGAATTTTCACTAGAAGCACAAGGCGAATATTATGCTGGCGCAGTTGAAGCTGGCACAGAAACAGAGACTGTTGCAGGTATTCAACATATCTATACTGTTGTAAGCAAACTAATACTAGGTGAAAATCCAACTACGCTTTATAATCAATCTGGCGGCGGCGCTGTCGACAGACTATATGCAGCTGATTTGTTTAATGGTTCAGGAGAGCCGGCAGCATGGGCAACTTCTCAGACTTATAGACTAGGTAATGTTGTTAAATTTACAACTGGCTTAGGTATTACAACTTACTATACTCCAACTAAAGAGCATATAAGTGGTTCTACATTTAATGCTGCTGAGATTTCAGAGTTTTGGAGAGTAATCGATGGACCTTCTGTAGTACTACAAAACTTAATTGATACTGTTAAATTTGCATTTAATGAAGATTACAATCCTCCGCTTCGGAACGAAGATATGGATGTGTTTTTAATGAACGATGCAACAATGTTACGTAACATTACAGTGCAAGGTCATGGCGGATTTATGCTTGTGCTTGATCCTGAAGGACAAGTTCTAACTAAATCTCCATATGTACAAACTGGTTCAAGTTTCTCACAATCACTTAACAAGCAAGCATTTAGAGGTGGATTATTTGTTGATGCGTTTGTTGGTAACTCGGCAGTACAAGTTATTGAGAAAGTAGATGGCAGTGCGTTTAGATTAAAAATCCAAAGTTTAGGTTCTCCAACACAGCCACAAGGTTTGTTTGTAAGACGTCCTGAAACTCCAAGTGCATTTTATATAGATGGAAGACGTTTCCAAGTTAATGCTGTTACAGCATACGATAAAAGTTTAGGTACAGCAGAACTTATTTTATCACCTAATTCAAACAGTGGCGTAGGATTTACTGGAATCACTAGTGGATTAGCAACAGGTGTTGATCTAGATTCAGTTGGTACTTTTGAGTTTGATACTGTTAAATGTGCAAGAGACACTCGATATATCTTAGATGCAATTACGTTTGATACAGCACTAGGTACTAACTTTAATAGTGTATACAACGGCATTGCATATCAAAGAGCATCAGGTTCTTATGTACAAGGCAATCAAAAAACACAAACTACAACAGCTATTACAAAAGGCAAAACAGAAGTGGCAGCACTTGCACAAGTTGCAGATAGTGCAACAGCATTAGCAAGAGCAAACGCAGGGTTCGATGAAATTATTGATATTATTAATAATGGCGTACAAAGTGTTACAGCACCAGGTGACGGTGTTGCAGATGTACTTACTTTTCCTGCGCCCGCAGTACTTCCTACTACAGACGCAGATAATGCAGCACAAAGACTTGTTGACAATAGAGCATTTTTAGCAGCAGAAGTTGTAGCATACGTAAATGCTAACACTCCGCCAGCGGGATACGATCAAGCTAAGTGTTTGAGAGATGCAGGATATATTGTTGATGCATTAACTTATGATGTACTTTATGGTGGCAATAGTGCTACAGCAATTAACGCTCGTGCATACTTTGACGGCGCAGTAGTACAACTGCCAGAAGCACAAAGAGTTGCTACGGCAGCATCTTACGCACATTTAGCTACTGTAGTTGCAGCAGTTGTTACTGATACAACTGGATTACCGACTGTTGCAGTAACAGCAGGCAATACAGAAACACAAGTTACAACAGGAGCAGCAGCTACCGCAGCAGAAAGTACAGTACTTGATGGCTTACTACAAATTATTGAAAATGTTGTAATAGCTGGCAATTTAAATAGTTTACCAGATGTTGTCGAGCCAGACTTAACAGCCCTTGGTGTTAGTGCAGAACTAAGAGACGCAGCTAACGATATTATTAATAACAGAGCACTAATTGTTAATCGTGTTGTACAAAGTGTAGATGCACCATTACCAATTACACTACAAACAGCAGGTAACAGAAGTATACTAGGTAACGACTTTACACAAGTTAACGATTTAGGATACGGACTTGTAGCAGCCAACGGTGCGCTATCAGAGATGGTTAGTATGTTTACATATTACTGTCATGCTAGTTACTATTCAAAGAATGGTGCTGAGATTAGATCACTAACAGGATCAAGTTGTTATGGTGAGTTTGGTCTAGTTGCTGAAGGCAGTGATCCAAACGAAATTCCAGATGCAATTTCGTTGTATCAAGATATGACACAGCCTGCAAAAGCATTTGATGTTGATGTAATATTGAATTCAACTGGATTCTTAACACTAACAGAAGGCGAAACTCTAACACAAGATTTATCTGGTGCAAATGGTAAGGTGGCAGTTGCAACAAGTCAAACTGGCGGCTCAAATGTAATTTACTTAACAGATATTTCTGGAGCATTTAATACAACTAACGAAATAACAGGCAGTGTAAGTGGTGCGCTTGGTGCAGACAGTGTTCCAATTAGTGTCGACTCAAACGGTTACGATAATCCAGTACAAGGACTGTCGTTATACGTTTACGATATGAAAGATACGCCATCAAATAGATCAGAAGTTAACATATGGCATCCAGCTCGTCCAGCCTTTGCACGTTATGAAGTTGCAAACGCAGAAATTGTACAACATATAGTTGGTGAATATCCGTTGCTCACAGAAACAACAGATTATACAGCAACAAAAGTAAATCCAGCTGCTACTGGATTTAGATTTAATATTTACAAAACGATTGCAGCAGGATACACTGTAACATTTGCAACATCGAATGACGGTATTGATTATGAAGTAGGAGATCAGTTTGTAGTTGCTGGAGATAAGCTCGGCGGCACAACTCCTGCTAACGATTGTACAGTTACAGTTGCTACAGTAGATGTAACTGGTGCGATACTTACTGTTACAGCAGCAGGCACAATTGCAGTTGAAGCAAGTACTCCGATGTACAGTGGTGCTGTTTACAAACTTAATTTCAGTACAAGTGATACACAATTTAGTGCAAACGGTCTACTAGAAATTGTACCATTTAATACAAGCATTGTTTATTACAGAAACCAGACACAAATTGTTGCTGATTTGGCCCGTCCAGATGTACTAACAATTCGTCCAAGTACTGCGCTAACGTTTGATGAGAATCCATCCTTTGTTTACAGAAGTATTAGTTTCTTAACTAGTGATAGTTTAGGTAATGAGTTGCCTGCTAACACTTCACAAGCTGGGCTTGATAGTAGTTACGACTTTATTAGATTAAGTATTGATACTGCAAAGGCGCAAGAAGTTGCACTATCGGGAAGTGGAACTACAAAAGGCAATACTGCTGGTGATGTTATACTTGCTGTTAAACTAGCAGATGAGAATGAAATCTTTAGACTTAACAATAATGCTAGAACACCTGTAAGTAATAGACCTGCTGGATGGACAGCTGAAACATTAACTGCCGAATCGCCTATTATTACATGGGCTGGAAAAAAACATTATGTGTTTAACTATCGTGGTGTTGGTGCTGGAGATGTAATTGAAGAGCCAGGCGAAGATAACCTATACGCTATTGTCGACTTAGTAGATTATGATACAATTAACCAAACAAACGCAACTGGTATCGCAAGTACAACAGTACTAGGTGCAGAACTAGTTACAATTAGAGCAGGTCTTAAAGCAGGCGCAACAGGTAAAGTTACTGTTAACATTAGTACATGTCGTGCAACAGGACATGATTTCTTAGATATTGGTACTGGTGGATTCAACTCAAGTAACTATCCAAACGTTATTTTTGGTGAACCAGGCGAGAAAAAAGAAGCTAACGAAGTTATTGAAAAAGGCAAAGGTCGTGTATTCTATGTAAGTACAGACCAAAACGGTATCTTTAGAGTTGGTAGATTCTTTAGTGTAGACCAAGGTACTGGTACAGTTACATTTAGTGCAAGTCTTGCACTTTCAGATGTTGACGGACTAGGCTTTAAGCGTGGTGTTGTTATTACTGAATTTAGTACAGACACAGCAATGGTTGACAACGCTTCAGATACAGTACCAACAGAAAGTGCTGTACGTGGTTATGTTAACAGACGCTTAGGTTATGATGTAACAGGTGCGCCTGTTGCTAACATATTAGGCCCAGGTGTACTTGCTCCTAACGGCGCTGTTCCGATGACAGACGATTTGAACGCTGCTGGCAATACTATTACTAATTTAGCAACACCTGTTCAAGAAGCAGATGCTGCAACTAAAGCATATGTCGATGTAGGCAGCGGCGACCGTGATGAAATTAAAGACTTGCGTAGTGTAGAATACAATAACATAGCTGCTAATCAGATATTAGTGTCAACTGGATTTAAGAAATTAATTATCGATGCAGGTAGTATACTAGGAGGCGGCTTTGCAGCAAACGATGTAATTACAGGTTCTATATCAGGAGCAACAGGTACAATTACTGATGTACAAACTGGACTAGTTGGTATCGAAGGCAACATTGTTGAAATTACTTACACACCATTAACTGGAGTGTTTAGTGATGGTAAGCCGGCAGATGGTCTAGCAGCTGATGTACTTACTGCTCCAGGCGGCAAACAAGGCAATGTAATCGATGGCCCGATAGATGAATGGGCTAATGGTGTTGCAGCAATAACCAGTGATATTACTATAACTACAGCTAGAGCTGTTGGTGTAAGTAGAGAAACAGTAGTTGATTTTGCAATAACACCTGGTGCTATTATTAACTCTGATATTTCAGGCACTGCGCAAATTCAACAGAGTAAACTTAACTTAAATGCAGCATCTACAAGAGCTAATGCAGTAGACATTAGTCAAAGTGATTTGGGCAGTACTAGTTTTGACAGTGCTAAGTTCGATGTTACTAATGGTTGGGTTACAATTAAACCATCAAGTGCAACGTTATCTGACCTAGAAAACATTAATAGCGACACCGTACTAGGACGTAGTGCAGATGGATCAGGGCCAGTTAGTCAAGTAACATTTGCTACAGTAGTGTCACAAGGTCTAGGTTTAGAGGACAGTGATTTTGCTACTGAAATATTAGCAGCAGCAGATTCGGGCGAAGCACTAATTAAAACAGGTGTAGGCACATACGGTATCAGTAATGTAACTACTACAGGTGAAGTTAACAGCATTGTCAAAACTGATGCAAATGGTAAGATCCAAGCCAACTCACTAATACTTGGCGGTGATGCAAGTTACGAAGTACTCACACTAGATAGTTTAACACTAGTAGCTAAAACGCCAGCCCAAGGTACAATATTTACAGCAGTAGGCGGATCTCAAGGAATCAACAATCTTGGCGATCCAGGATATGTGGCACCAACATATCCAGATATGCTAGTAAAAGGTAGTGTTGGCATAGGTGGCACAGGTATTACAGAAAGTATTCTCAAAAGTACTTCGAACTTTACAGGCGAAAAGGTATTAGCTGTCGATTGGATTTACTCTAGCTTTATTGAAGCACCTGGAGAAAAAGGTGCAGCAAGTACAGGTTTGTCGATTGGTGCTAACACCGGTAAAACTACAGCTGGACAAGTTGCTATTATTACAGCTGATACAGGCAGTGCATCAAGTGTTGCCTCTGCTATCTTTAGTTCGACAGGAGTTGTTCCTGATACTGACGCTACATATGACATTGGTAGTGCAACTAAAAAATATGCAAATGTTTATGCAACATTGTTCCGTGGTACTGCTACAGAATCATACTACGCTGACTTGGCAGAGAATTACTTAGCTGACGCAGAGTATGCTCCTGGCACAGTAGTTGAGTTTGGTGGAGCAGCTGAAGTTACACAAAGCACAACACACGGTACACATCGTGTAGCAGGCGTTGTATCTACTAACCCAGCACACTTAATGAACTCACACTGTGAAGGCGATAACGTTGTTGCAGTAGCACTACAAGGTCGTGTACCATGTAATGTAATTGGCAAGGTTGCCAAAGGCGATATGCTGGTAGCAAGTAATATTCCAGGATATGCAGTTGTTAATAATACTCCGGCAGTTGGCAGTGTTATTGGCAAAGCACTGGAAGAAAAACTAGACGGCGATCGCGGTACAGTTGAAGTTGTAGTAGGAAAGCACTAATGGATAAGAAAGCAGTAGACAAATTAATCAAAGCTGGAGTAAAAGCCAGCAACGATACTAAAAATCCGCAAGGCAGACAAGTTGTTGCTACTGCGGGCAAACTAAGAATACAAGTAAACAAGGGAGCAGACCGTGGCCAAACAAACCGTTAACTTAGGAACTAGTGCAAATAAAGGTGACGGTGATCCGTTACGCACAGCATTTGACAAAGTAAATGATAACTTCGATGAGTTGTATACAGCAGACGCTACATTCATTAGTCTTGCAACACTAAAAACTGAATTGGCTGCAAGTGCCGACTTTGCAGATTTTCAAACTAGAATAGCAGCACTATAATACTTCAAGCGGATACGATAAATATGTATAACAATAGGATTGACGAGAATGGCAAATAGATTTCCCCTAGTATTAGATACAACGGATAACAACAAGATTAAAGAGATCCAGTCTGGGGATAACTTAAACCTTGCACAAAATAGCATTGTAGATGTGCAAAACATAACTGCACTAGGAACTATTAATGCTGCTGATATAAAAGTTAACGGAAACAGAATAGTTGCGCAAGCATTTGCTGACTTAACTGATACGCCTGCTTCATTTATTGGATCGCCTAACTATTTTGTAAAGGTAAAACCAGACGGTACTGGATTAGAATATAGACCTCTTAGTGATTTAGGTAATATTGAAATTGATACTATTACGGTTGACACAAGTATTGTTCCTAGTGTACACCAATCAGGTAGTATAGGAACACTTGCTGCTAGATTTGATAGTGTGTATGCAACATCCTTATACGGAAACTTGCGTGGATACAACGACGAAATAGTGTTTAACGCATCTACTGCTAAAATTAGCTATGCAGCATTAGAAGGTGTACCAAGTCAACTTTCAGACTTTACAGACGACGTTGGATTTTTAAAAACAGCTGATTTAAATACAGTGCTTGCAGGATTGTTTGATGACGGTGTGCCTTTTACTACAGATATTATAGGTAGTGTATTTGGTGATGATAGTACATTATTAGTCGATGGTGTAAACAGTATTATCACAGGTGATGTTTCAAATTCTCAAATTACTACCACAAACTTAATTACTTCTACAGCACAAATAACTACAACTACAGTTAGTAATATCAACGGACCGTCTACTGGCAATTTAACTATTGATCCAGGTGCAAGTGGCATTATCGATATCGGCACAAGTGCCGGTACTACTGCTGTTAATATTGAAAATGCAGTAATCGAAACATTCAATCAAGGATCAGGACTAGGCGTTGCACAACTTACAGCAAATACTGATTTAGAAATAAATGCAGGAAACAGAGTTAAAATTACAGGCGGAGTTCCTTTTAGATTCTCTTCAACTACTACTGCTCTTCAACTAGCAATCGGCGCACAAGAAGGTGATGTAATTTATAATACCTCAACAAGCCGCTTGCAAATGTATCAAGGCAGTGCTTGGAAAGATGTAAATGGTAATGTTGAAGCGACTACAGGAACATCAAACTTTAATGATGTTGTAATTGCTGGCGACTTAACAATAACAGGCACAACTACAAGTATCGAAACAACAAACACAGATATTACTGATAACGTAATTACACTTAACAAAGGCGAAACTGGCGCAGGCGTTACACTAACTACTTCAGGTATCGAAATTGAACGTGGAACATCTCCGAACAGATCGCTAGTATGGACAGAAAACTTTGGTGGCAAGTGGTTAGTTACTGATGATGCTACTTTACTTGCTAATAGACTTGAAGCTAATTATCTTGTAGGAAGTTTATCAGTATCAACTGATAACCTTGTAATGGGCGACGGCGATATTACAGCAACAGGCACACTTACAGTAGGCGGCAGCGAATTAGTACAAATTGTTAGTGTT